CTGGAGGGTTATTCCCTTCAAGGCGGCCAGCTGCTCGACAGCCTGGGTGGTGTCGGCGGTCACGGTCAGAGTCTTGGGGTCTATGCGGACTCCCTCGATCTGACGGGCGGCTTCCAGGACCTCGGCATCGTCGGCATGGAACGTGAATGTGACCTCCATACCATCTTTCCACTTGCCCTTGAGTGCATCTATCTGGAACTGTATCTGCTCAATCTGCTGCTGGTAACGGCTCCACTCACGGCTGTCAAAAACCAGGGACTGGGCAGTCTGGAGGTCTTTGAGTTGTTGAGTGAGTTGAGCAACCGAACCAATGGGCAAGTCTTTGTTCTCTGTTACCGGTTGGGTGGCAGTAGTGGTTGTGCCTATGCCGTCACTCATGGGCAGCCCCTTTTGAATAGCCTGTATGCGGGTCTGCGCTGCTGTAATCTGGCTATCCAGTTGCTGGACGGTAGAGTTGTAACCTGCCAGAATGGATGCTCCCTCTACATCATATCCGTTAGACAGAAGAGTAGAGAATGACTTTTTGTACTCTTCCATACGCAAAGCTGACAAAGCAGCCACATTACCTTGGATGCGAAGCATCTCAATAACAGCTGAACCGTTATTGACAAGTATGTTCTGTGCATCAGAAAGACTGTTACATGCCAATCCCAATTTCTTAAATTCATCGGCAGCTTCTGTGAGGATGGAAGTTTTCTCTATCTCACTGTTAGCGGCAGCATAAGAAGCTTGCAGACTGGAGAGTCGGCTGGCTGTATTCATAGCCTGACTTGAGGTGTTGACAAAAGACTGACGCATGTTATCAGCCTGTTTGGTCACTTCCTTTTGTCGGTTTTCCAGACGCTCCTCCTCATCAGCAGCCCTCTGTGCTTCTTTTGAGAAGTGATTGAGGGCAGTGACTGCTCCAATTATGGCAGTGCCAATAAGGACGTATGGAGATGCTTTTGCCACGGCGTTAAGTTCTGCCTGAGCGGCGGTTGCTTTGCGGGTAGCTACAGCATAAAGTTCCTGGGCTGCGGCAGCGAGTGTAGTCTTTGCAGCAGTAAGGCCTTGCATTACGGCACTCTGTTTTTGGAGGGCGTTCTGAATCTGGGTGAGGCCGTTGGTTACAGCCATGGCTGCTTGGAGTTTGGCTATGACCTCGACATTATCGCCCAGATCGATGCCCAGCAGCTTGGCGGCTCCCTGTAGGGTTTGAAAACTGGAGGTGGCCAACCCGGCAGCACCGGCTATCTGGTCGAAGATACGGGTGTCGGATGCTGCATGCTGGATTGCGGCATTTACATCATTCATTGCATCGCGGGCTTGACCGGCACGCTCGGTAAGTTGCTGGATGCTCTTAGCCAGAGCCTGGCCAAAGGGGCTTTGTTTCTCCTCTTCAGTAAGTGAGCGGTATGTCAGCGTCAGGTCTGTGACGGTACGGGTTATCTCACGTAGGGATTGTGTGCCGCCCTTGGCCACGGTGTCCATGCTGCTTAGGGCCTGAACAAACTTCATGGCCTCATCGTCGACATAGACAAGGGTTCCACCTACGTCACGACATTTCTGGACATAAGCATCCAGGCCCTGAGCGGCACGCTTGAGCTTGGAGTCATATTCCTGGGAATCTACTTTTAATCTGAGTATTGAATCTGCCATATATCACGTTTTAATTGTTACTCATTATCTTCTCGAACTCGGCGTCGATGAGGTCGGCCAGCGTATCGGCTGCCATAGTCATGGCACGCTCACCGGCAAGGCCGAAGAAGTTGGTACCACCAATGCGACCTCTGTTACCGGTATTGGGATGTTTGTTCCACTTGCTGGGTTTACGGTCTTCATGAGGAGTGAATGGGACCACACGATCGTTTGTTCCGTCATTGACGAATCGCAGGATGAAGCCACGATCCTCCGGAGCATAGCTCTGTAGGTCAATAGTGCGCTGTGACTGCGGGCGGCGGTTGCCACCGCGCTGACCAGGACGCAGGGTGCGGGGTGGTGTGTAGTTCTGCGTGCCGTGACGACGCTTGGAGTTGTATATATTGATGTTGGCTCCCAGAATCTGCTTATAGACGGAGGTACGGACGGCCTGACGGCTCCGGCGGGGGTCTCCATTCTGAAACTGTATGCTGTTTACTACCTTCGCCCTGGCCTCCAGTATGACTTGGCGTATGAGTTTCTGCAAGGCCTTTTGGGTCTTGGGGTCGGTGGATAGAGCATGTTCCAGGATTTCCTGTTGCTTAACTACCACGGCTTCATTCACTTCCAATCCTATCATGCTGAAAACGGGCGAATTATATCATCTATAATCCGTCCGTTTCTGCTTTAAAGTTTACTGCTTATTTCTGGCGTTTTCCTCGGCCATAAGTTGACGGAGCTGGGCCACAGTCTCGGCTGTAGGCTGGTCGTCGGCATCCTCATCGATGGAATCCCAAGGAAAAGGAAGGAGGTCTTTTGGACTACGGATTCCGGCTTTCTTGAGGTCAGCCATGGAGACTGACATCAGGTTGAAGGTAGACCAGCGTATTGCGCTCCAGATCTCACGGGAGCGGCGGCTGTAGCCGCGGGTAATAAGCAGAATCTCCCAGTAAGATAGCTCATAGAGATATTCACTACGAGGAATTCCTATCTCGCCCACGAGGTATTGGTAACGCTCATGGGCGGTCAGGCGTTTTTTGGCTTGTCTTCGTCTTCAGTTTCATCGTTTGGCGAGTCTTCATCCTTTATGACAGATGGAACCAGATACCAGGCAGTGCGAAGCTCTATGACAGCACTGATGAGGGACTGTACCTCCTTGGCTGTAGCGTTGTAGAGTATGTCATCGGCGGTGACAGGGGCTTCCTCGCCCTTACGCTGGTAAGCTGCTATGACAGCAGCGATGGCCAAACGTATGTAGTCTGTAGTGGTGGCCCGGAGTTGAAGTTGGCTTTGACCATCCTTGTCTTTGACGGTCTGTGGTATGAATATCTCACATGACTGGCCGCTGATGGATTCATATCCGGTCTCGGTAGCGGCACAATAAAGCATCTCTATCTCATGTCCACAGATGGTGATTGTCTTTGAGTTCATAGTTCATTGGTTGGGGTTTGGTAAAAGAAGCCCCGTTACTTACGCAACGAGGCTCGGGTAGGTAAGGATAATGATTAGGAAGCAGCCAGCGCACCGGTGCCAGTGAACTGACAGGTCAGTGTCGAGTTCTGACGGTTGGTGGCGGTCATGTTGTAATCAGTGAGCAGAGCCTGACCGACACGCTTGAGAGTAGAACTCTGAGCGGTACGGTTGTTGGTACCAGTTGTCTGATCGAAGGTCAGAGTTACCGGAGTCTGAGCGATGATGACACCCAGCAGATCTGCGGGGAGCTCACCGTTGGTTCCGTTGTCAGTGAGAGTGACAAGGCAGTCGGTCTGTACGTCCCATGAGAGACCTGTGACCTCATTGACTGCCCAGTTGTCTGTGTCGTCTTTTGTTGACGCATCTTGAACCTGTGCGCTGATGTGGAGCTGGCATGAGGTCGCCATTGCAATACACTTGCCACCTACCATTACGCGAAGATTTTGTCCTTTAATTGCTGCCATTTTAGTTATGGATTAGTGTCACAGTTGTAGGTCAGAGTCTGATAGAAGCAGGGCTTGATGGGATCATACTGTACCGGACCGGACTGGAGTACATAGTCATCGGGAACCAGGTCATAATCCTCGGAGGTATGACCTTCAGTATCCTCGAAGTAGGCTATCACAGCGTCACGGACTCCCTGGGCGAGTGTGCCCAGATCTTCCCGGTTGTCGGCGGTGATCTCAATGCTGATCTGCACCTTGTCGGTATCACCCTCAAAGGAGTTGTCCTTGGTGAGGCCCTCATTCTGCATACCATCGAAGGTGATGATGATGTAGGGGACGGGCTCATTGAGGAGGTCTTCGTCAGGTACGGCGATGCTGGTGTTGTAGATGCGGTCACCTACAAGTGCAGTCAGCTCGCTGCTGCTGAGGAGGGCGTTGTAAAATACCTTATCGGTTATCAGTGACATTGCTATTCCTGTGACGGGTTTATAAATCAGTTACCTTGACCCTTCCGGGAACCCCGGGTGCGCTGGCTATTACCTCAGCGTCCTCACCCGGGGCGGGAATGAACTATGAATCCCGAAAGTGTCTTAGAGAGTTTAGAGAGTTGAGGGCTCGGACTCAACTACCTTGAACAGACCGAAGGCCTGGCTCTCGTTGTTGGCACCGTTGATGTAGGTGCTCAGGTCGGTCATTGAGCATGCCAGGTTCATGGTGATGGCGGTGATGTTCTTCTTAGCCACTGCCTGAGAAGTAGCGTCGATGGTCAGACGGATGTTGTCATGCAGCTGGAGTGCGAAGAACTCCCAGTAACCGATCTCGATGAAACGGTCTGATGTGGGAACCAGAGCACCGGTTGAGTCAAGCTCGGTGTCTACGTAGTGGCTTACTACATAGTCGTAGCCAGCGCACTTGCCGTTCTCGATAACGAAACCGGCAGCAGCACCTGCAACCTTCGGGGTAGCCTTGAGCTCGGCCTCGGTTACGCGGTCCATGCAGAGGCATACGTTGCCCTCGAAGAAGCCCTTGTCGCTGAACTCGGCAACCTTGGCCAGGATGTTCTTGTAGGCATCAGCACCCAACTCGATATTGGTAGGAGTTGCACCTGAGAACGGGCCCTTGTTGCCATCCCAGTTGGCCTGAGAATAGATCTTCTTGGCCAGATACTTCTTGAGAGCGATGGTGAACTTGGTCTGAACAAATGCCAGCAGGTCGAAGGCGGCGTTGTCGATGGCACGGTTGCTGACAGGAACTGTCAAACCGATACGACGTGAAACGGGCACGATCTTCTGGAAGTTCAGTACCTGGTCATTGAGAGTGGCGTTCTCGCCGGTCTCCTCCATCTCTACGTCATTGACGCTGACGGGCCATACCTCGTTGCCGGTTACACCGGTAACAATGCTCAGGCCTACGGGCAGTCCCAGACCCTCATGGAGTGTCGGGATGATGTCATGGATGGTCAGGTTGATAGCACCTGATGCCTCGATGTTCTGGGTAGCACCCAGTGTAGGAGGAGCGAGAGTGATCTCACGCTCACCCTTACCCTGACGGAGGTCAGAGAGGATCTCACGGAGGTGAGCACCCTTGTTGGCCTTCTCGCGCTCGGCGGTGATCTTGGCGTTTTCGCCCTCAAGGTTCAGAGCACGCATAGCGTCCTCACACTGGCGGATCTCACGGGTGAGGTTGATCTCCTGGATCTTCTCATCATCGTTGAGCTCGCGGTTCTGGGCTTTTGCGTACAGGTCGCCCAGCTTCTCGTTAGCAGCCATGCGCTGCTCACGGAGTTCTGCAAATGTTTTTTTCATTCTTAAAACAGTTTTAAGTGGTTATTAATAAGTTTGGTCGTTTATGTCAGACATAATGCGGAGACGGCGTGCCGACTCGCGCTTCATAGCTTCAGCTTTCTCCTGAGCCTCCTGCTCACGTTTGGCTTCCTCCTCCT